TGCCTTAATACGTCTAGTCTATCATTTCCATACTTGAACCATTGACTTTTTGTCATTGAGGCCCAACCGGTTAATTCGAATAACATATTTTCAAACGTTCTCATTGTGTCAATCCTTTATAATGCACTTATGGGTATATTTATAATAATAAAAACATCATCCATAATAAAAGGCCCGGAGGCCTTTTTTATTTTATAACTTACATTCGCTGAAGTCTGCGGTATACCAATTAGCTTGGGCTTCTGGAGATTTATCCTTTTGCCACTTCTTGGTCTCTTCGGAGTAATCACCTACACGAGAAGATATTTCTTTAATAACCTCTCCCATAACTTTATCTCCATCATACCCATACTTAGCAATTTCACCATATGCAAATACAATAATATCAGCCATAGCATCAATACGCCCAGCATCATCAGGAGCTTCTAGGAATTCACCTAACTCTTCGACAATCATAGCCAGGAAGCCATTACGATCAGGTTCTTGCTGGGTAATAAGACGTTCATCTGACCATTCTTTAATATCAGTAAAATTAGACATTAGATTCATACCCCGCCAATACGGTACTGGCATGATCCACAGCCATAGCATATGGCACAGGTCCCATTTCATCAGCATATAATACTGGATCATTACGACCCAACTTAATGAATGCTTCAATACGCTCAATAGAGGAAGAGCTCTTATAATCGGAATACCATACACCATCATGCTGCATTGGCTTATACGATGTATTAGTACGCTTATACACATCATCAAAATCTAAACCAAGAATACGACATAGACCTTGACCATCAACAAGAATATCATACTTATCAACTTCTAGGTATGGAGTAAAATAACCAACTAACTCTGCATCCCAATTACCTTCACGGAATGCAGCATCATCAGCATCTCTAAACTCTTGACGACAATCAGGATACACTGCATGATCTCCAGCATGAATACCCATAGCGATAGAGGTATTCTCTGAGGTAACACCTGCTACCGATAATGCCACCGATTGAATAATTGATGCGAATATCTTATTACGATTAGGAACAACGGTCTCTCTCATATTCTCTTCTGCATAATGGCATTCAGGTACATCAGCACCACCGGTCACTAGAGTAGAATTAAGTAGAGGTCCAAGACCATCAAGCTTAATACATTGATACTTAACAACATGACCTTTAGTTGATAGGTAATCAATTAATTGCTGAGCCCTCTCTAACTCACATACATGCTTCTGACCATAATCAAAAGATAATGCGGTTACATTATCAGCCCCTACCTCATTAATACAACGCAATAGTAGCGTAGACGAATCCATCCCACCAGATAGGGAAATTACTATATTTTTCATTCACTTCACCATTTTATTAAGATTATTAATAGTACGCTCGAGATACCACTTAGCTTTAGTAAGATCTTCTATCTCTTTAGCAATCTCTTTATAACCTTCTTCAGCCTTTTGACCTGCTCTTAAAACATACTTTACAACATTGCCACGTTTAAAATCCAAATCCCAATGCTCTATAACATCAATTACTTGGATACTATCAGCAGCTCGATAGTGAACCGGGTTAATTTTATCTTCTTTCAATATTTTAATTCCTTTAATTGGCCGTTTAGCTATACGCCTAAATCTACCTACATTTACTATTATATCATGTACGAGCTCGGATGTCACGAACATATCCGCAAATTTATCAAATTTAATTTTAGGCTTTGTACTAACACCTTCACCCTCTACATATATATTGGATTCAATAGCTGCAGCAACAGGATTAGAGGTATCTATAGAATATACCCAATCATATGAATGATATTCTTTGAACTCTTCTGCACACCATGTACCTAGTAGATGATGCATACGATCTTTATTAATAATAGGTTCAAGATTCTGTAAAAGCTTAACCCTTACCAGAGAATGATCACGAGGACTAACACCACAATTCATTGCCCAATTAAAGCAAAAAGGAATACCTATCATTGCAAGGTTAGGCACAGCATCAAATACTTTATAGCATTCCAAGAACTCTGGTGTAGTATTACCTTGAATAACAGCCATAGCATATTCGGTTAGCTCTGGATAGTCTGTCATAAAATCAAATGATCTACCGATAGTCTCCTCCATATCACCCAATACATCAGGCAATACAAAGACATCAGGTTTCATTATATGAAAGTATTGTGCAATCAATTCATTGGATAAAGCTGCTCCTAATTCGAAACAACTATTATCCATTATCTTAAAACCATCGTATCTATCTACTATGGCCTTATATACAGGATCATCTATATACCGATGAAGAAGGACAAACATATAATCATTTATATATTCTCCTGCAGTCTGAGCATCGGTTAATACATAATCATGTAAATCGTGAGGCATCTCGTGAGAGATTAAAGGTAACTTTAACATCTATTATCTAATTCCTTCTTCAATTCAATCATAAATTCCGTATGAGCCAAAGGTACCGACTTATACTGAAAACCATATTTACGCTTCGAGAGATCTTTAAATACCAACTTAAGATTATCAAGATCCACCTTAGATAGATCATTATCTAGATCTTCTAATATAAAATCACCATTAATTTCAACATCAAAAGCAGAACGATCCTTATAAGCATAAGACGTCATCTTCAACCAATTACTAACACGATCTTTATTATGAACATTCTTATTACTATTCAAAAAATCCATTACAAAATCAACTTTAGCATCTACATCCTTAATCGAACGAGCCTTCACCCGAACGATCTGCCAATGAATATTAAACTTATTAGACCTCATACAACTCTCCACTTCTAAATTCTATACATATATTATAGCTGAAAAGAGCAACAAAAGCAACAACTTTTTTAGTCTATTTTAGACTCGAACAGCACTCGAAACCTCTTTACGCATTGGAGACTCATGCTCCCCAAATACACCTAAGCAACATGCTGTACTGGTTGTTGAATTCGTATCCATAATACCGCGCTGAGATACACAAGTATGACCTGCATCTACAATCACCATAACATCAGGAGACTCTGTGATAAATGCAATAGCATGAGCAATCTGTTGATTCAGGCGCTCCTGTACTTGAGGGCGACGAGCAAAGTATTGTACAATACGATTTAATTTAGATAGACCAAGAACCTTCTTACCTGGAATATATGCTACATGAGCAACACCTATGATAGGTCGTAAATGATGTTCACAATCTGAATACATGGTAATATTGCGTTCTAATACAAACTCATCTCCATGACAGAATTTATTCTCTACCGTTGTACATTTAGGAAAATGATCAGGAACTAGTCCGGAGAAGATTTCATCAACATACATCTTAGCTACTCGTATGGGTGTCTCTTCTAATGAATCATCTGTAAGATCCAATCCAAGAGTCTCGAGCATCTCTTTAGTCAAGGCTGCAATCTTATCGACTTTAGCATCCCGATCAACTTCTAGTAAAGATGTAGTTGGTGTATTGATACCTAATGAAGTTAGGTGTTCATTTACTGCGACGCCCAGAGAGCGGTTTGATTTAGACATTTAAGTCTCCTTTTCGTGATAGTTTAATGTCTGTAGAAAAGCAGGACAGACGGCTCCGGCCAGAAAAAAACCATAAGTATTATGGTGCAACTCCTGGAATACTATGTTGCTTGATGTTCTTACCATGGCTCTGGTTTATACTGTTCCATGATCTTAAATATAGATTGAATTTCTTCAAAATCCCATTTACGCATTTCTGTAATGCCAGATACCTGAGTAGGTTCAAACCAATTATGGAACCACTTATCACCTTTAGAATGGCGAATAGCTTCCATTATATTAGCTTCGATTTCTACCGCTTTTTCTTTAGTAGCAACCACTATAGAATTCATCACCTTGATATCAGGAAATGTATTTATAATAGGATTAGGCTCATCAGCTTTCGCATAGGTCAACCTAGTCATAGCATCAGATGATCCTGTAATACCTACTTTATATACACATTTAGGAAATGCATCTTCACGCTTCAATTTAGCAAGATAAACTTTATACATAATTTATACACTCATTCCTTCACCAGACAGCATGTAATTAGTCATAAAAAGATCTATGGTAGAAGGACGAGTCATATGACCTAATGTATGGTATGCCTTCGTCTTAGTGATCTCTTTTGCAGACGAGAAATCGACCATTGACTTAGCCTCAATAAGCTTATCTTCAAGGGTGACCGCCGCATATACTGCTTTGATATTACTACTTAAATCTTTACTCATAATATACTTCCTTCTCAATTGATATACTATATTATATCACATACCAAGATAAATGGCACGCTTTATTTTGTACTATTTATAATTAAGTGCCTATTGCATTGCCGAAGAGATAGCAATGTAATCTACCAGACACATTATAACCACGCTCGAATGCCATCTTAGCAACATCGCCAGCAGTAAGCTCTTGCTCTTCAAGAGTAGCACCTACAGGCATAATGTATACAGGCCAATCAACACCAGCCTTCCTAAATTGATTAATAACATGATCTAATTCTTCCCACTGATCAGGTCGAGCTCCCATAACAAACTTTAGCTGGCCTGTAGGCATATGATTCCAATGATTAGCTCGCGCTGCTACATCTTGATATTCTCTTACAATATCAGGCTTGATTGCCTTCTTGGATTTCTCACCAGCTACTGTCCATAACTTAGGACTAACCGAGAAGAAGAGTGGAGCATTCAGATGCCAAGGATTTGTAACAAATGATTTAAAGCCATCGATCAATGCAGTAGTACCATTAGTCTCGAATGTAATTCCTGATGGAACATTATCTGAATCATCTTTAAATTGATTATAAATCTCAATAAAGGCTTTCTGAGAATTCTTAAGAAGAGGCTCTCCTCCGGTGAAACACATATGAGCGGTTTGATTAGATAGAGGGTGTTTAAATAATCCATCAGGATTAAATTCATTCCTAATCGAATCTTTAATAGCTTCATATATCTCTGCAGATGTTTGATTAGTCATTAGGTGCTTATACTTCTTAGCCCATGTATAACTACTATCACATCCTTTATCCCATACTGGTAAATCTTCTACCAGCTTGATCTGAGATGCATCAAAGTCTTCATAAGGTAATTCCCAAGAATCTGGATCAGTAGGATTATCCTGACCAAATCCATCACATTGAAGATTACAAAGATAGAAGCGAAGCCACATGGTCCATTGACCTGTATACATTCCTTCACCCTGAATAGAGTTAAAGATTTCACTATAATGATACTTCTTAGCTTCAGCAGACATTAGTATAGGTCTCCTTCATATATTGCCGAATTAGAACCATGCTCTGCACATTCAGCCCTCACACAATAACAACGATTATCTGACATTTCACGAACAAGCTGGTCTGCAAATCTAAATGCATGCTCTGCAAACTTCTCTGCACCTACTCCATCCATAACAACAATCTCAGCAAGATCCAATTCTTGTAGCTCCATGAACTTATGCATGAATGGATCATTCTTATCAATTGCCGTCTTATGATCAAAATTATCCTCTAACCACTTCTTTAAAGGTTTCAAGCCACCAAAGTCTACAGCCCAATTCTTACCATCCAATTCAGTACAACCGAATGTAAATGTAAATGCCAGGCTGTATCCATGTAATAGATGACAGTGGGAATGGTCTGCATTAGGTTGACGGAACACAGCAGATAGACCAATGTTGTGACCGTAATGTTTAGTCGATAAGTATCTTGACATAATATAACTCTCTCAATAATAATAATATGCTATTTATAGAACAAATGATCATCAATACGGACCACAAATTCATAGCTAGGTGCCCACCAAGGATCTACATTAATCGAATGATAATGATTAGATCCCTCAGTAAAATCAGCTCCTCCATTAAATAATCTAACAGCATTCTTAGCCTGATAGATTGCATCATCCCAATCAGACATTACTCGTATGGTATCAGACAGACCATCACAGTACCAGCTGAATTGGCATTGGTTTCGGACTGGTACTTTATTATCCCATAATTTAGCCTGAAAGACAACCCCGCATGCTGTATTAGGCCATCGCTTATCATACATACGATTGATAGTAACAAGGCCAACCGCTGTGCGACCTGCTACTGATTGATTACGAGCTTCGAAGTATATGTTTTTAGCAATACACCTTAGCTCTTTAGTTGACGGTTCGTAATCTTGGAGGAATGGCCATTTTTCAGTTGCT